AGGGAATTAGCTGTAGCCCTTATCATTGGATTAGGAGTATTGATCTATGCTGAGAAGCAAGAAATGGTACAGATCGTTATTTATCCGGTCTCTGGGTTTGTCTTTGCTGCTTTTATGCCTAACAAGTTGCAGCAGCTTCAATCCTTTAGATCTGGTAAGTAAAGGTGTCAACACGGCAGCTAATGTTCAGGCTGGAGCTACTAACAGTCAAACAGTAGGAACTACCCAAGTTACAGATCAAACAGTACGTAATTCCCACGGAGCTACTATTACTCAAACTAGAGATGACACTAAGGTTAAATCAGAGACAGTGGAAACTGTTGTAGTTAATGAGATTAACCCTTTATTGTTTGGTACTTTGATATTAGCTTTTATTGTCTGGTCTTACTTCCTATATAAACTACCAAGTCCAGACCAAATCTGGAAGAAGAAAAATAACTAACGTTACAAATAAAGAAACCCCAGAATCCTTAGTTGGACTCTGGGGTTTTGTCGTTTAATCGTCTGAGAAATATAAGCCTAGGGAAACACCTAAGACTAGCCCAAATAATGGTAGAAGTATAGATGTAATCATGGCTTAAACTGCTCATCATCTAGTAGTGACTGTAGGTACTGTCGAGTCTTCTCTGTACCTACAAGCATCTTAAGAACTCTACAAGCACTGTAGATGATCTTCTTAGCATCATATTCCTCTGTAGTCCCATCCTTATCTCCCCACCGGCAGATAGCTTTACCAATGTTACCTAGATGGAAACTAAAGCCTTTCCATTGGTTCTCTGACTTGTATTCAATGAAGTCATTGAAGGTTCCCCAAGATGAAGGGAAGTCATAGTAGTCACTAGGTCCACCATCTGATTCAATCTTGTGTTCCACTACAGGTGTCTCCTTAATTTCCACTGAGGGTGTTTCTTCAGTTTCCTGTTCAGACCCCACCAAAGTAAGTTTAGAGACCGGATACTCACTAGTGATGTAACCAGTACGTACACTATAGGTTTCTTCATACTCCATTCTCATACCGGGATACTCATGATATTTAAAACCATGATAAGCTTCAATAACACCCTTGAGGATGGTGTCTGTGTAGTTACAGGAAACCTCCACCAAGACATAATCACCTACTTCGAATTTAATCATCTACTTTCTCCACTTCACTATACTTAAAGCCATTACCACCGTGAGGTTGGAAGACTACAAAGATAGGGTATTTATCACAAGGCATGACATATTGCACAATTCCCTCGGAGCCATCCCAAGTAGTTCCAGATAGTTTAACCTTAACTTTGTCACCAGTTTTTAGCATGTGATCAACTCAGCCTCCTTATAAGGGATGTGGAAGAATCTCTCACCCTTCTTAATGTATCGACCTTTAGCTTCTTTAAGGCCTTCCTCAGTAAGCTGTGTATCTTTGATACGCCAAGCATACTCATAACCATTACTGAAGATGTAGAAGTTAAGGACTCCTGTATCGTCCTTATACTTCTCCTTAAGACGTTTCTTTCGTTCAGGGATACGGATTTCAGTCCATGTAGGGTTCCAATCACCCTTCCACCCTAGTTTAACCTCAGCCTCATTGTAGTATGTTACACCACCCTTCTCAGAGACTACATCAGCATAGTAGGTTTCAGATGTATCAACGATAGTATGGCCTTGGGACTCTAGGATCTTCACTAGTGCATTCTTGGCAGGTCCATCTACCATATCATACATCTGCTTATCGAACTTCTTACGTACACTCATTAGCTTTATCCCTCTCTTTACTTGCTTGTTTCTCTTCCTCGGAGAACTCACGTATAGTGCCTGTGATGGGTTTGTACATACCACAAGTACTACTAAGATCACTTGTAGTAATAGGTGCTTCCTCAGAACCCCACCAAGCCTCTGCATCTCGAATTACATCTTCTGTTAGGTTTCGAGTGCACCTAAGTTCTGCACACTTGACACTACAGAATGTTCTATCTTTATAGCATAGCATTAGTTACTCCTCATTCTATAAAGTTTTTTATAAGATATGGTCTCACCTGTAACACTATTGATACACCATCCTCTTGCATCTCGTCTCTCTTCAGTCCAACCGTAAACTACATCAGCACAAGCTTCCACTGAGGTTACAGGGAATGAAGTCATACCTTTGTAAAACCATAATACAACTACCCATTCCATCAGTTACTCCCTAAATGTTTAACTAGATCTTCATAACCCCCAATGTGTGTACCGTCATGGGTGAACACTTGAGGTACTGTAGTGAACCCTGCCATCTTAGCTAGGGTCAGCATAGCAGCTTGACCTTGTGTTTGACTAGATAGTTCTACCGTTATAAAGTGTACTTCTTTATCATTTAGCAGTTTAGCAGCTTTATCACACCAAGGGCAATAGTCTTTAGTTAGCATAGTATAAGCCATATGTTACTCCTTTGTTTATACCTTAAGATAACACCTAAAGATACTCTTGTCAAATAAAAAAGGGAGCCGAAGCCCCCTCTTTCGTTAAATTCCGCAAGAGCCACCAGAACCACTAATATCACAAATATCATGAGTCTCAATATGTTCCTCGAACTCTTCCCCAAGCTTATCTACAGCTTCACTGTAGGGTACTGAGGTAAGGGGTTGACCACCTCTAGCACCATCTGGGTAGCATGTAAAGCCTCTAAGCCTAGGAGCATACTTAGCAAGTGTCTCAGCAAACTTATCCACTGTAGATTCATTGTTAAGCTTTGATCCCCATGCAGGTAGGTTGATAGTCGAGCTAATAGACATATCTACATAGTCCTGAACATCAGCTTGGAACTTCATCCTACGTTCATAGTCTTCTGCTAGATCAAGAGAAGATTCAATAGAGTCAGGATCAACACCATAGGTATCAATAAGGACTTGAGCAGCAGAGTCAACTACATATTGGTAGTGCCAGCGTGAGCCACCTTTAAGATAACGTCTCTTGTAAGCTACAGCAAAGATAGGCTCAATGCCAGTAGAGGTTCCAGCCAGAATGCCAATAGTGCCAGTAGGTGCGATTGCTCGGTTTGCCACAGGACGACTGATGCCCAATGCATCTGCAAAGTCTTTACTAGTTCCATCAGATACTCCTTTATAGATTTCCAACCATTGGTGTAGTTCAGGTGTAACTTCATAACGATAGCCTTTCTTAATAAGCCATTCATGCACACCCATGATACCAAGTCCAAGTCTACGGTTCTTCTCTCGTGTCTCATTAACCTTTTCATAGGGTAGTTGAGCCTTAAGAGTACCACAGATAAGGAACTTAGTTCCAAGCTCTACAATCTTAGACAACTCATAGATATCTTCAATACGACCAAAGTTAAGAGAACCTAGGTTACATACATCAGAGTCATCCTCAGAAGTTACCTCAGTGCAAGCATTCCGTAGTGTCTCATTCTCTTTATCAAAGAAGTTGAAACTAAAGCCCGGTTCAGCAGTCTTAAGAGCTTGCTTGACATTCTTACGGAAGGTCTCACCGGGGTCACCTGTTTTGTAGTATTCCATGAGCCATTTAGTATCATAGTTAACACTAATGTTAGTCATGTCAAGAGGTGCTGGGAAGTTAAAATCTTCCTGTTTAATATCCCAAAGAGACTTACCAGTACTTCCTACCTTGATAGCATCCCAATCTTTGATAGTCAAGAACTGTTCAATATCTCCATGTTGCCAGTTAAGGCTTGCATAGATAGCACTACGGCGACTACCACCTTGCATGACATTACGACCAATCTCATTGAGCATAAGCATCTTAGGGATAGGCCCTGAGGCTTGACCTCCTGTCCTCTGAATAGGGGCACCAGAGGGTCGGTACACAGAGTAGTCAACACCAATACCACCACCTGTCATGAGGCAGCTTTCAGCCTTCCACGATAGATCAGACCAGTCTTCCCGAGTGTCTTCTTCTGCTTTCAATAGATAACAGTTATTGAAGAACTTGTTAGGTCTACCCGCATAGTATAGGTAACGACCACCGGGTAGGAACTTCATATCAGTGATGTACTGAATAAGTTGATCTTTCTCATCTTGTGGCATATGTTCACCACATACATCTTCTACAAGAGTTTTAGCTAGTGTAGCCCAAGTCTCAGCACCTTCATGACGATACTTATGGTTAAAGATATCCTCAGAAAACTTACTTCGGAACATGGGATTTAGATTAGATTTATACATAAGTTTCCTTACAGTTTATTGAATTGCTTATAGACTTCTTCTGGGCTATCCATGTATGTAAGCCTAAATACTGACCACGTATTACAAGGAATATAACTAGGTTTACCACCAGTGCTTACTTTTAATTTGTGTTCTGTCTCACCAAGAACCTTGTAGACCTTCATACCGTTGTATTTAGTGTAAGCCATAATAATATCCCCTACATAAATAGGTGTGCCCAAGCAATCTACATAACGTGTTTTCATTGATCTCTCTCCTTGTTTAACTCGAAGTACCTAATGTTACACACTTAGCATCAACTATATAAGCTCCCTTAGGTAGAGAACCACTAGCGTTATACTCAAGTTCCCTTACCACCCAATCACACTCTACTTTAGAAGTAAATGGGTTTTTATAAGCTTTCAAACTACAACCCTCTGGTGTGAACACTGATTGGTGAAGCCCACAAGTTAATACTAGCGCTATAAACATTAGTTACCCCTTTCGTTCATATCCTCTTCAAGCCAGATCATAGCATCTACATCTGCTCGGCTGAGGCCAATATCCTCCAACTCACGGTTAGACAGACGATTAAGTTGTTTGATAGTGTCACGATGTTCTCTCCAAGTCAAGAGATATCGCCAGTATCTAAAGAAAATATTCACACCAAATCCTCCAAATTAACCTTAGGATAATCCTTATTCTTAAGGATCTTGCCATCATCCCTACGTTTAATAGTACCATCAGGTTGCTTCATTCGACCTAGGTTATTCTTATGAATACGAGCTACAGCTTCTTCAAGATCATATCCTTTAGCACGAGCATAACCATAGAGAACATAAACTAGATCACCTATTTCCTTAAGTTCATTCTCAGGTTTACTAGCAGAATCTCTTACTTCCTCCATTAATTCGTAGAATTCCTCTGTCACAAGTTTTAGTGACATAGGTACATCAATCTCCTGCTCAGCAGTAATAGCAAACTCTTCCACCATAGAAGCTACAGATTGATCCCGAGGGTCATCCATAGATACTGGTTCGTAGTATACAAACAGATCTAGTTGAAGTTCCTTATTGTTCATCTTCTTCTTCCTCTTTACTAGTAAAATCTTCGAAGGAGGTACCTACAGAACCCACTTCAATCTCTTCTTCATCAGCTAGAACCATACCCATAAGGCCCACCCCCAGAAGATAAGGCCAGAGAACTAAGGTGACAAGCCAGTCTGACCAACGAGGGACTGTATCATCCAAAAGCCCAAAGTCTTTAATTGCTGTGTAGACACCATGTGTAATTGCCACATGTACAATTATAATATAAGCTGTAAGTAGCATTAGTTATCCTCCTTTATTCATCCAACCAAAACTGAGGGATTGACTTCTCAGCCCATAAGAAACCCTTTTGTTCACACCATTTAGCATAAGTTGTTTTACTGCCTTTATTAAGTTTATTATTAGCATTAGAGAAGACAAAACGTATGTCCATTTCTGGGTGTTGTTTCTTAATCTCTAGGTGTTTACGCCTATCAGCAGCTACAAACCTACCTTTAGTCTCAACAATGATACCATTAGGTAAAATGAAGTCTGGTGTGTACTTACGTACTTTGTGGTCTACCCACTCAATCTTAATACTTTCGTAACCAAAAGATACACCTTTAGACTTCAACTCATTACTAACATCTTCCTCAAGACCAGAACGGTAGCCTGCCTTTAAGGCTCTTGCTCTAGTTGGAGATTTCATTACTCAACTACACCTTCACGGTCCCAAGCAGCAAACTCAGTTACTGTAACTACGTGGACAGGGTAACCATAAGCTGCTGATACAACATCAGTAAACACTCCTGATACATCTGTCAAGAACCCATCACAGTCTTTTTCTACTTGAGTAACTTTACCTGATTCATTGTCTTCGATGGTAACTTTGATCTTCATTTTGTATCCTTTTCTACTGGTGGGGTCCACATCTGACCCTCATAACGTCTAAGCCAAAGCAGCCTAGCATTCTCTAATACTCTATCTGCATCATTATCATAAGCCTCTAAGCACTTCTGGTACAACTCAAGTTCATCTGTAGAATCACCTAAGATTTTATTAGCTTTAGCTGGACCCACTCTCCACAAACCTATGATATTATCAACATTGTCTCCTGTCAACAGCTGTGTGTAGAAGAACCTAGTTGCATATTCTTGGTCTGAATAATGCCATTCATTCTTACCAAAGTTGAAGTGCCAACCGGGAACTTGTAGCATATCCTTATCAATAGAAGCAATGGCTACTTCCCCTAGAGGCCCTTTAGTTGCCTCAATAGCCATTTGATCATCAGCTTCCTGACCCTCAATGATTACACCTCTCCAACGTTCACACAGGTAGTCTCTAGAAGCTTGTAAGTGTTCAGGTTTAGTCCCACCTCTATTCCCTTTGTATACATGTGTCACTCCAACATCATAACGGAAGTTGTTATCTCCTGTCAAGTAGTTCTCATAATCACTGCCATTACTAAAAAGTACAGTTGAATTCAAGATGAAGCTCATCAGTTCATCAACTTTAGAGTAAGCTTTGGAGACGGGTTTATCTGTAGCTGAGAAGGATGCCCTGTATGCCAAGACATCCCCATCAATATACACTTTCTTGATTAACTCTGGTTTATCCA